TAATTCCCTCCCTCATTCTAATCTATTAAAAACAAAAACAAATTAACTAAAAAAACTAAAACTATGGCTTGTAATTTAACAGCAGGTAGAAATGAACCTTGTAAAGATTCAGTTGGTGGTATAGCTTCAGTATTCTTCTTGAACTATACTGGTTCTTTAGGTAATGTATCATCTGGCTCAGACGGAGATGCTTTACTAGAATCATTACCAGCGGGCTTAACAGTGTATCAATATGACCTAAAAGGAAATTCTAGCTATACTGAAACTGTAAACTCATCTCGTGATAATGGTACAACTTTCTTCTCTCAAGAATTAGTTCTTAACTTGAAGAAATTAACCAACGAAATGACTACACAATTGAAGTTGATGGCTTATGGTAGACCTCAAATCTTTATCCACACAATGGCAGGTGATACTCTATTGGTAGGACAAAGAGAAGGTGCAGATGTAACAGCAGGTACTATTCAGACCGGTGCAGCATTGGGTGACCTTTATGGTTATTCAGTAACCTTCACTGGACAAGAACAATTCCCAGCTCCATTCGTATCTGGTTCTACTTATGGAAACCCATTCGGTTCTATAAGCAATCCTCCAACTATCGTAGTAGGAACAAATTCTTAATCAGTATAGAAAGAAATAATTAAGAGGGTAGCACTAAGTGTTACCCTTTTTTATGCTCATCACTATAATTGTTTGTAAAATTGTTAAATTATAAACATAAAGACGAGATAATGCTTACATACTACTCATCTAGTAACAACGTATGGACATTCAGAACACAACCAACTGGAAGTTCAAACCTTAGATTATATCTACAAGATATGACAACGCTGGTTAATACATCAGCATCTTTGTCAAATTACTCTTATGATGCATACGAAAGTAAGTTATCATTCACTGCTTCGCAAGTACCTACATTAGTAAGTGCAAGTGTTGGTGATGAATATAGGGCTTACATTTCAGATACAACATGCTCAATATGGCATGGTAGTATTAATGTGTTTACTACTCAACCTTTGGATAAAACAAATTACGTTAATCAAATACCATTAGAAGATGTGTACATTAGTAACGTGACAGATAATGAATATATAATTCTAGACTAATATGAAAATAAATCAAAACTTTAGTGTAGTTAATCTTACACAACAAGACATCCCAGTTATAACAGAAGATACAAAGACAAGATACCAATGGGTGCCGGTAGGCGTTATTGGACCTGATGATTTCTTCCAAAACGTAATAGATGCATATAATAATTCAACAACCAATGCAGCTTGTATTGAGGGTATCGCTGATTTAGTATATGGTAAAGGATTATACACTAAGAACAAAGGATTTGAAGAAACTTTAGGTAAGTTAATACCACAAGAAGAAATTAAAAGAGTAGCTTTTGATTTAAAACTATATGGTAATGCTTGTTTCCAAGTTTATTGGAATGATGACCATAGTAAGATAATCAAAATGTATCATGCTCCAGTACAAAACTTTAGAGCTGAGAAATTATACGATAAACCAAAGATTGAGAATTACTTCTATTGTATAGATTGGAGTGACCATAAAGCACAAAGAAATAAGAAAAAGATTCCAGCTTTTGGTACATCTACTGAAAAGATGGAAATCTTATGGATTAAAAACTATTCACCTGGCAAATACTATTATGCATTGCCTGATTGGATTCCTGCATTACAATTCTCATTTGCTGAAGCTGAATTATCTAACTTACATCTTAACAATATTGAAAATGGTTTCTTACCATTAGTGATGGTTAATATGAATAATGGTATTCCAGCTCCTGAAGAAAGGGATACGATTGAAGATTTGATTGAATCTAAGTTTACAGGTACTAGAAACGCTGGTAGATTTATGATTTCATTTAACGATGACCCAGAAAGAAAACCAACAATTGATATTATCTCTACTGATAATTTGCATGACAAATACAAATACGTTGCAGAATACGCACAGGATAGAATATTAGTTGGACATAGAGTAACATCACCATTGTTGTTTGGTATCAGAACTGTAGCTAACGGATTTAGTTCTCAATCAGAGGAAATGAAAACAGCTTACTCAATCTTACAAACGATGACAATTAATCCATTCCAAAACCTAATCATAAACTTCTTATCAGAGGCTTTATCAGAAGGTGGATATGAGGATAGTGAATTGTATTTTGAGCAATTAACTCCATTGGTAATCCTTTCTGAAACTGCAGAAGAAACAGGACAAAGTATTGAAGAAGTACAGGAAGATATTAACGAAGAAGGAGAAAATCCTGCAGAGATAGAAGATAACCCATCATCGGTAGACCCTAATATACAAACTGAAACACTTATGGATTATCAAAAATCTAATCCTAACTTTTCTAAAAACTTTGAAACATATAAAAAATAATTGATATGGCATACGCTTTATTTATAACAAGAAACGATATTATAAAAAACACTCCACTGCAAGGTTCAATAGATGCAGATAGATTGTTAAACTTTGTGAGAACTGCACAAGACAAATACATCCTAAATCTTTTAGGTACTGTATTGTTTTACAGGCTTCAAGAAGAAATTGAAGCAGGAACTTTCAATCAATTGGATGTTTACTATCAAGACTTAATGAAGGAACATATCAAACCTACTCTTATATGGTACGCTGTAGTGGAATATCTTCCATTCTCTGGTGTTCAATTCAAAAGTGAAGGTGCAGTTAAGCATGAGACAGAAACAGCAAAATCAGTATCTAAAAACGAAGTAGATTACCTATTACAAAAATCTATGAGTAATGCTGATTATTACGCTACAAGAATGCAGAACTATTTGATTTCATATTCTAATCAGATACCTGAATATTATGAATCAGTTGGTAACCAAACACAAATCTATCCTGATATGGGCAATGCTTATTTCGGAGGAATAAATCTATAATAACTTATGGGTAACGTAGTAAATAATATTGGTACAAATTATGTACTCTATTACAATATAGTAAATTACTTCAAAACAATAATGAAGAACCATCCCTCTATTCAAAGAGTAAGTTATGGTGATAATTTTGGTTTAGATGATGATGAGTTTCCTCAATATCCATTGGGTAATATTCTAATTACAACCGCTCGTTTTGGTGAGAAAGTAATTAAATTTCAAGTTCAATTAACTATTGCTGATAAAGCTAAAGATAAGAACAATGAAAGTGTTGGAGTATATAATCAGCAAGAAGTTCCTTTCTATGGTACTGATGATACATTTGATATTCATGCGAATACCCTATCTATATTGAACGATTTACTATCTTATACTGATAGAGGCGTGAACGCATTTGAATTTACAACAGAACCTAACGCAGTAGCATTTAAAAACGAAATGCCAAATGGTTTAGCAGGATGGGTTTGTACATTTGAATTAGAAGCATTCAACCAAGCAAACTTCTGTGATACAGGTGTGGTATTGGCTGGTAACGCTTTAGAAATTAAAGGAGTACAAACTGATTGTTAATGAAAACATTAGAAGATGTTGCTAAAACCTACCAATCCCTAGCTAACTTATATATGATAAGTGGGAATTGGAAACCTGCTTATAAGACTGGTAATCTTTATAAGACGGTACAATCTTTCAATACACCTTCTAATATGATTACACAGCAACAGGCAGCTAGTGTAACAAGTTTAAATCTACCTCAAACTTCATTCACTGTAGCATTACAATTTGCACCTCCGGGCGCAGAGTATGGTAAGTGGGTAGAGTGGGGTAATGGTACAGGCGTTGGTGCTGGTAATCCAAGACCATTTGCTGAAGAATCATCAAAAGACCCGCTTTTAAAGAAAACAATAGATGCGTATATTGGTGGATATGTGGAAAAGGATTTTATACCTGTAATAGAAATAGGTTTGAAAAGAGCATTCCGTAGTTTAGCTTCAGAGAGAGCAGCCCGATAACCATCAAATACTTTTCGGTTTGAAAAGGTTAAAATATAAAAAGATTATAGATGTCCCTTAGTATAACTCAACTTCCAGCATCGTGTTCATTAGCACAATCACCAACTATATTTACTCTTTCAGAGAGTGAGTTGGTATATACATCTGCTTCTTTCCAATACTATTTAGACCTTTATTATTGGAATGGAACACCCTCAAATTCAGGTTCTTTACCAAATTATACGTTGGTTAAATATCCAAACGTAAGTAGTGTTGGTATCTTTGATGTAAGCCGTATTCTAAATTCAACACTTACAGACCCTGCTGCAGCAAATAGTTCAAATGTAAAATATTTTAAAGGGGAAGGATATTGGAGATACCAATCAGGTTCTGTATTTGTAACAAGCTCTTATGTAGGTAGTGGTGTATATAAAGCATTAGATGGATACGCAATATTTGATGAACCAATTGGACAACAAATTACATCTAAATCTATACATTGGCCATTGATGACAGATGGACCTGTTTCTCAATCAGTATTAGCAGATGATTATGGAACTGGTGGTGTTTATGTAGGTACAACGGGTGGCAGTGTTCCAACTAAATTAGTTTATTCAGGTTCTTTGGGTAATGGTGTATTCAATCTTAGTGGTAGTATATCATCTTCACAACAAATTCAACAATACCCACAGGCTCCACAGGAAGCTGGCTTCCCAATTAGCACAGCATCGGATTCATATTCTATTCAAGCGTTCTCAGGAAGTATCGCATTAGGGACGCCTATCAATTTTGAGGTGGTATGTAAGCAAAAGTATCCTAACATAAGAATTAAATGGAAGAATAGATACGGACAGTTTGATTGGTTTGATTTTTATATGGTAAACAAGCAATCATTCTCTACAACTGTAAGAGGATACCAACCACAATTAGGAACATGGACAGGTGCAACATTAGGATATAACCAATACGATAGTTCAAACTTAAATTATATAGTAGATTCTAAACAATCCATTTCAGTTAATACTGATTGGGTGGATGAAGACTACAACGAAATATTCAAACAATTGTTAGTTTCTGAAGAAATATATTGGGTTAAATCACAAACTGATTTAGCACCATTAACAATTGCTACCGATTCAGTAACATTTAAAACAGGTGTTGTTGATAAGGTTATTCAATACGGATTTGATTTTGATTTTGGACAAGGTTATAAACTTATATTATAATGGGAGTATTAAGTACACAAGGAATACAATTTCAATTAGTTGCAAACGATACAATCTTAGATTTATTTAAAGATGAAGACATTTTGCTATCTGATAATGTTACAGGTCTATTTGATTTGGGTATTATACCTGCCGATTTTACTAGGCAGATTACGTTGCCCGGTACCAAAAAGAACAATGCTTTCTTTGAGCATGTGTATGATATTAGTGTATTTAATCCTGATACATTTGCTACCAACATAAAAGTTCCAGCTTACTTAGATTTTGGTGGATTATATCTTTCGCAAGGTTATTTACAATTAAACAAAGTAAATGTATTTGCGAATAAGTTTATTGATTCATATGAAGTAACAGTCTATGGAGCAGTATCTTCTTTTGCTAGAGAAGTTAATAGAAGTTTCTTAACTGATTTAATTTCATTATCTGCATACAATCACACATCATCTTATACTAATATTTCAGCAAGTTGGAATGGAGATTTATTCTCTGGTTCAATTGTATATCCATTAGCTGAATATGGGCAAAGATTAGAATTTACAAAAGGTAATCTTAATCAGTTTGGTGTAGATGATATAGACGGTGCACTTAGTACACAAGATTTCAAACCTGCTATTAAAGCAAAGATAGTTTTAGATGCAATCTTTAACGAAGCTGGATATACATACTCATCATCATTTATAGATAATGGTGGATTAG